TAGGAGATAGTATGGCAGAAAAAACATATCATCAAAGAATGTACCCAGATCTTTATACTGAAGATGGTATATTAAAATCAAGTTTAATTCCTAAAGTAGACTACGGAGGATCAGGCACAGGTATAGATCCTTTAAATCTTGCAGGACCAGGAGGTAAAGGAACAGGAATGGATTTAGCAAATGGAGGTATTAACCCTTTATTCGAAACAATAGTAGAAGATCAAGATAAACTATCAGAATTTTATGATGACCAAATATTAAGAGAAGTAAAAAAACCTAAAACAAAAAAAACAAATAAAAAAACTGAACAAGAGCCAGACGCTATAAACTCTACTAAAATGCTAGAGAAAGAATTAAAAGAAAAAGCGAAAGAAGGGGGTGATGAAAAAAGCATGCTCCAAAAACTTTTTGAAAGATACGACTTAGTATCACTAGGTGCAGACATTGCAAGTGGTAAAGGTTTAGTTGAAGGTCTTAGAGATCAAGAAGCTTCTATTACACAATCTAAAAAAGATGAAGCCGCCGCTCTAAGACAAGCCGCATTAGATCAAAGTAAGATAGAATACAATTCAGCTCTTGCTCAACAGGCAATAGCTTATGCTAAGAAAGCTGGACTGCCTACAAAAGAAATACAAAATGCACAAGGTATAGCGAAATCTAACGCACTAGGTACAGGTTTCGAAGTAGGTACTGCAGAGTTTAATGAGGCTTATACAAAAGCATTCGGCCAAGCTTTGACGCAAATACTAATAAGTGCAGGAGATCCTTTAGGTTTAAAAGAGTTAACAAACCTTGGTATTATAGAGACTGGTGATCCTAGCGCATACTTAAGCGGAATAATACAACAAGCTCAGATACAATCTGGGAAAACTACAGATACTACAAGCATACCTCAAGTTACTTATGCTGATCAGTACCCAAACTAAGGAAGTTTACTTCCTGAATACACGCAAGTGTAAGAAAAAAAAATTATGGCAGTAGAATTTGAAACATATGATAAATTTCTAACGACCTCACAGTCGCGTGAAAAGCTTGACGCTACTCTCACTCCTTACGATTCATCCACACCTACTGGATTTTCCAGTGCCCCTCGCTCCTCAGAAGATTATAAATACGTAGCATTAAATAGAAAACCAGACGCACCAAAGATTGCATTTTCTAAAGATGCTTCTGACGAAGAGATAACAGCTTTCTTAAAATCAGGAGCAGCTCAACAGGCTGCAAAAGATATGGGGTACTTGTATACCTTTGGACTAAACGCCAGAAGGTTTGATGATCCTGATGATTTAGATGATACAGCCTTAACTAAAGGATTTAAAGCAGGTTGGTCTGGATTAAAGCAAATAGGACAAGGAGCCTTGGGAACTATATATGATATAGTAGGAGCTGAAGGTTTAGAAGATCTTTCAAATAAAGCTATACAACAGTATCAGCTAGATGGTGCAGCAAAACAATTTTATACAAACTCTAAAGGTGAGATAGTTCCATTTGAAACTTCGATGGAGAAAGTCTTTGAATCAGATGAGAAGTTTAGCAATTTTGTAGACTGGTTAGCTTTCAATGTAGGAAATGCCGCGGCTACTTCTGTACCTATGTTTGCCGCTTCCGTTATTAATCCAGCACTAGCTGTAGGTCTTGCCTATGGTATGGGTGTTGGTGATTCTAGAATATCTCAATTAGAAGCTACAGGTTTTACAAACGCGAATGCTGGTTTATCATTAGCTATGGGTGTTCCTTATGCTGCAGTTGAATACATGTTTGATGGTGGTGCTGTCTTAGGTAGAATCGTTAAAAATAAAATGGCAAAGGGTACAAGCTCTTCTTATATGAAAAATATAGGAAAGGGTATTTTAGGTACTTCTCTTAAGGAAAGCTTTGCTGAAGGTACTCAAGAAGTAATTACATCAACCGCAGGTGCCACAGAAAAAGGATTGCTTCCTGGTGAGAGTATAAAAAATTCACTAGCTCAATTATACAATGACAAAGATTTTTACAAGCAAGTAGCAGAATCTGCCGCTGCAGGTTTCGCTGGTGGTGGACCTTTTGGTATCGCAGGGGGCACGCTAAAAACAATTAGATATAATGCTGAGACAAAAGAAAAGAAAAGTCTGACCGAAAGATTAGAAGGTACTATTGATAATGCAACAATAGAAGAAGATAATGATTACTTTGATCAGGCAGGATTAAATAAAAATAGAAGATATACAGTAGGCGGAGAATACACTGCGCTAGATGTTAACAAAGAAGTCATTAAAGATTCTGAAGGTAATTCTATTACTCCTGAATATGTTGTAAAAGGTACAGCAAAAGTAAATGGAGTAGATAGTATTGTACTTCAATCTACTTTAAGAGGAATAGAAAATCCTGTCATAGCTATAGCTAAAAAAGATGTATCTTTACTTACTCAAGTAGAAGCTCCAGAAACTGGAGATGGATCAACTCCACCTGAGGAAGAAGAAGAAACTATTGAAATGATGAATACTAACTCTTTTAATGCTAAGAAGAGAGAGTTAAAAAAGCGCGGCTGGATTGTAGAAGACTTTAAACCACAAGACAGTTCTAAAAATGCTGAAGCTATAAGAAGACAAGATGTAGCAGATGCAGTAGATGATGAACTAAATTATATATCTCCTGAAGAAAGACAAAAGTTAGCGGCATTAGGCTACGGAGATTTAGGGTTAAGACCTCAAGGTCCTTTACCTGAAGGAGTAAATATTGGTGATGGAAGTTTTGGTGAATCTGAAATCCTTAGTATGGAAAGAGATATTGTTGTACCTAAAGGACAAGAAAAAGGTAAAGAGAAAACTAGCGGTAGACTAAGATTAGAAGATATTTTAAATAACAATATTCCTTATGAACCTAGAGTTTTAACTGAAAAATATGTATCAGGTACTAAAAAAACTGAGCCATTATCTCAAGAAGAATTAGTTGCTCAAGGTATAACTACAGGATATATGGACTCATATACTGATGATCAGATTATACAGGAACAAGAAGCCAATAACAGAGCGATAGAACAAGCTACTGATTCTGAAGTAATAGAAATTTTAAAGGAAGATAATAGAAGATTATCTGCTGTTTCTGAATTAAAAAATTCTTACCCTGTAGTAAGATATAACAAATTAAAGAATTTAATTAGAGGAACTTTAAATAGTATAGGTGGTGAATCTGTTATATACAAAGCTTCTAATATTCCAAATAGGATTAATAAACTAACTGAGTCTCTAGAAAGAATTGACAGAGCTCCTGGAATAACTGCACAAGACAAAGATCAAATAAAGTTTAATCTTTCTTTACAATTAGAGTTTTACAAAAGACAAAAAAGATTATTACAAGAACTGTTTATATCTTTAGGTCAAGATACTTTAACTGATACTGAAATTACTAATTTAACGTTAACTAATAAAAGCCTTAAAGAAATTATTACAGCTATAAAAGGTAAAGAAACTAAAGTATACAAACAAGAAACTACTTATCTATATCAAAAAGGTCTTGATGATATGAGTGAGAAGGACTTCGAGAAATTATCTGATAAAGAATTTGATGAGTTACTAGAAAAAGAACCTGGTTTAAGTTTAAAACAATTAAAAGAGTTAGCTGAAGAAGCTGCTGCGGAACAAGCTTATAGAAAGGTTATCTCAGAAAAAAGAGCGAAGCTAGAAAAAGTAACTAAGAAACTAGCTGGCATGCCTAAAATACCAGAAGCAACAGATTTATCTTCTGATCTTTTAAATGATATACCTAAAATAAAAGAAATATTTAGACAAGAGTTAGATAGATTAGGATTAGATAAAGTAGATTTAGATATAGTAATTAGAATGTTTATGAAGAAAGGAAACCCTAACGGATTATTTATAGCTGCCCCAGAAATTGCTAAACAATCTATTAAAGTCGCCCTAATGGGAAGAGGTTTCAGAGAAGGAAGTACAGGTATACCTGGAGATGTTCTTAATGTAAACCCTGCTGATCCTAGAACATGGACATTACATCATGAAGCTCTACATGCTTTATATGCTAATGAGTTCTTTACACCTGAAGAAATAAAAATATTAAACTCTGCTGCTAAAAAGTATTGGAGAAAAGAATACAACACAGATAAAATATACAATGCTGAGTATGCAAAAGATAGATCAGTTAATTTAGAAGATATCCGAAATGAAGAAGCTACTGCAAATAAGTTTGCAGCTTACATGGCAGGACAGTACTTTCCTAATGGTATTATCGAAAAACTTTTTAGTAGACTAAAAGTATTTTTAAACGGATTAGGTTTATCTTTTCTAAGGTTAGAATACACTAGTCCTTATCAGATTTTTGATGCTGTTCAATATGGAGCTATTCAAAAAAGAAAAGCTGCTGAAGATGCTAGAGAATTAAAAGAGACTGTAGGTAATAATGCTACTAAGTTTACTAATAAATCTCAAAAAGAATTTGATGATTTCTTTGAAGGTTCTGTAGTAACAGGAACTTCTTATGAAAATTCTCCACAAGGACTAGGCAGTCCACTAGAGAATAAAGAATTTAATGATGCTGTCATCAATGGTTACTTACCGAAGATTAGAGCCTTATATAAAAATAAAGAAGATACCTATGCTGCAAAATTTTGGGATGATGTAGGTCAGCTTATACTATTACTTACAGGAGGCAAAAATTATAAAGGAGTATCTGATTCTAATGATGTGCAAGAAGCTCAAATACTTTTAAACAGTTTAATATTATCTCTGCAAAACTCTGATAATTTTATAGACTTAAGACAGAATACTAGTTTAATAGAAAGCAGTAGCGCTTCAAATATTACTAACTTTATCTTAGGAGCAGAACAAACTGAATCTGCAGAGTCTTCTTCTTTTGTAGAGATGAGCATAAGTCCAAGATTTTATCTAAGAGATATTATTAATTTGATGGAAATGGCAGGAACAAATCAAGTAACAAAAAGAGATGGAACAGTTAGTAGATTAAATGTAAGAGATTTATTAGAAGCACTAACTGCAATTGAACTTAATTTACCTACTGAATCAATGATAGCAGAAGCATCCACTCCTTTAGTTACTTATTATACTAGCAATAAACAGAACCAAGATTTTACAGACACATCTTCACCTTTTATATTTACTTCACCAGGGTCAGCTTCACAAAGATTTCAAGAGTATTTAAATAATAACAATGTAGATGGCGATGAGTACACAGTAAGTGCTATGCTTAGTATAAAAAATCCTTTTGTGTTAGAACAACAAAGTATATCTAATACTATTAACGGTTACAAACTAGCAGATCAATTAGTAAAAAATAATATTATAACACTTGAGCAGTCACAGAACTTTATAATAAAAGCTCAAAAAGGTAATGATGAGTTATTAAAAGATTTAACAATCTTCTTGGACAAAAAAGGATATGATGGATATGTATTTAAAGATACTAGATATTTCAATGCAAGAGAATATTCTAAAGATTCTAATAGAGAAGCCTATATTCCTTTTAGAAAAAATCAAATATTAAAAGTATCTAACGAAGCCACTGATTTTGGAAACCCTAACATGGAAGCAGGATATAAGTATATGTTTGATATATCTGATAAACCTATAGATGCACCAATAGAACCTACAAGAGAGACCTTGCGCACAGAGACAAGGCAAATGGAAAATAAAATTAAAGATGATGAAGATACTTATAAAGAAGGGGGCACGGTAAGTCCATCAAAGTTAGGTAAGTTTTCTCAGATTGTTAGCCACGCCAGAGCATGGGCAAAGAAGTATCCTTTGTTTACTCCTCTATATGAATTAGTTTCATCTAGAGATAGAAAGACTAGTAGTTTAGTTACTCAATACACTGAAAAACTTTTAGAAACTTTTATACCTATCATGAAAGATCCAACAGCAGCAGCTGCTCTTACTAAAGCATTTGAAATATCTCAACAAGGATTAGAAGAACAATATACTGACCCTAAGACTGGTGAAATAAAAACAAGGAAAAGACCTGGAGGAAGATATAGAAAAAATGAAAACGGAGAAATCATATTTGTAGCACAAGAAGATGGCAGAGGTGCTAATAGTACAGTTAAGAAAGGAGATGTGGTAGTTCTAAGAGGTGATGTAGCTAAAGCTTATGAAGACGTACAACAAGCTATGTTGATACAGCATCAAGAGATTATTAAAGCTATGCTTGCAAGTGAAAACAATACAGCCATTATAACTCAAGCCATAGCAATTTTAAATACATATAGAAGAGATCTGCTAGATGACCCTATGTTTGCAAAGATACTTAATTTACGTGTGTCTTCTTCACAAGATCCTGATAGTGTAAATCCCTATGAAGATTTAACCTTACAAGAACTAGAAGCAATTAGAACAGAACTCTCTAGTACTAATACTTTTCTTCAACCTGATGGAAACATTAGAGAAGATATTATAAATCCTGTTACTAATATTCTAGGAGGGAAGACTGCAAACTTAAATGCTATTATTAATGATGTGAGACAATATGAAAAGTTTAAAGAGAATGATTACATTCCTTTACAAAGGTATGGTGGTTATTTTATTACTGTTAAAAATAGAGAGACTCAAGAGTTAGTAGAGTATAGACAATTTAATAAAGGTAAAGTTTTTAATAAGGTATTAAATGATGAACCTAACATAAGACAAGACTTAGCTGATAAATATAATCAAGAAACCTATGAGATTAGTGCAACTCAAGAAGTAGAGATTGAAGATCTGAGAAGAAATTTAGGTGCTGACTTTTTAACTTTAGATACAGTGGCTGGAACTTTGTCTGATGTAAATGCTAATAGTTATATTGAAGTTAGAAAAGAACTAGAGAAACTTTTAGTTGAAAAATATGGCATAAATAAAACTCCTGGTTTTAATATGTTCTTAAGCGCTAGAAAAGAAATAGGAGGTGTGCCAGGATTTGAAACAGATTTTGCTAGATCTATCGCACAGTATGGTCAAACATCTAGTGAGTTTGCCTCAAGAACTAGATACAATGCTTCAATAAATTCTGCCGCTAATAGATTAAAAAACAAAGATATAAATCCAGATGATAACTTAAGAAAAGCTGCAATAAAATGGTTAGACTATGTTAACGATCCTAAACAAGAGTGGGCTAACACTAGAAGATTAGGTTTCTGGTGGTTCTTAGGGGGCAACTTATCATCAGCTTTACTACAGCTAATGAGTAACGTACAGTTTGTTGGTCCTATGTTATCTCAGTTTGCTAATACACCTTTAGCTATTAAAGAATTAGGTAAAGCTACTGCTGAAGTAACTAAAATGTTAAAGCTTGGTAATCTAAAATTTCAAGATCAGTTCTTAGATTTTACATTACTACCTGATGATGTAAAAGAAGATGCCTTAAAAGATATAGCTAGTGGTTTACTAAAACAAGGATCTGCTATGAGAGAGGCTGGCATGCCTACAGGGTCAGCTATTAATATAACTAGAAGCAAAGCTAGAAATGCTTTTAGAACAGCTGAGAACACTATAATCGGTGGTGCTTTTAATACTATGGAAACTGTATCTCGTTTGATTGCTTATATTGCTACGCATAGACTAGCTCAAAATCCAGACTTTAGAAAAAAAGCAGATGACTTTTTATCTGCTGATCAACAATATGCTTTTAATAAAAATAATAATGATGGGATAGTTACTCCTAGAATACTAGCACAACACATGGTGGAGGAAGGTTTTGGTATTTATGGTAAATTAAATAGACCACAAATTATGAGAGGCTTTGGATCTACAATTTTCTTATTTCAAACTTACGTCAGTCAGATGTTTAGTTTATTATATAGAATGGCTACAGCAGGAGGTAGAGGTAACAAATTAGTAGGTCAAAAAATATTTGCAAAAATGCTTTTAATGTTACTGATTACTGGAGGAGCTTTTGGATTACCAGGAGCAGATGATGCTTCTTGGTTAGCATCTACTTTAGGTAGACTATTCCCAGGTGTGGATGTAGATCTTAGAAAAGAATTTAGAGAGATGTTAAGTGATGCTGGTTTACCTGCTAAAGCTATAGAGTATTTTGAAAATGGAGTTATTCAAGCTGCTGCAAATGTTAACGTACAACAAAGATTAAGTTTAGGAGTTATACCTGGATCAGGTCAAATCCGAGCGGTTGCTGGAGCTTTAGGTATTAGTAGTGGTGCTAGAATAGAAGAGTTTTTAGGAGCACCTGGTGCTATTGTTTTTCAAAATGCAAGAAGTCTTATAGAAGAACTTAGAAGCACAGGAGGTATTAGTTTTAAGGGAGCATATAGTGCTTTAACTCCTACGTTCATTAAGAATTTAGGAAAAGGATATAGTTACTCAGTAAATGGTGGTAGAGCTTACTCGAAACAAGGTACTTTAATAACAGACAATCTAAATGCATTAGACATTGTCTTACAAGCTGCAGGTTTTACCCCTACTGAAATATCTAAAAACAGAGAGCTGTTAAGATTAGAAAGATTTAACGGAGGTGCTACACAAGTTATTAGATCTAGATTTAACAGAAGAATTAAAGAAGCTTTTAGAATAGCTATGATTGGTAGACAAGATAGTGATGTAAAGGCAATACAAGAATCTCAAAAACAATTACAAGAAATTATGATTGACTTATACAAATTTAATAGTTCACAAGAATGGACTTATCAATTCCAGCCAGACTTGTATAGACTATTACAAGAAGCTATGCAAGATGTATACAAGTCTATGCGATTATCATCACAAGGTTTAAAAGACATGACTATGAATATGTATGATGCTCAGTTGCTAGGGGTTAAGACCCCCTAACAACCTAGCTTGTACTTAACACATCCAAGAAACCCAGTCTTGAGACTTGGTTACATTAGAAGTGTCAGCTACTACAGGAACTTGGAAAGTCACACCATACTGAGGGTGCGTAAACCATAAAGCTTGTTGAGGTCTTTCCGACACGAAACGATTTGAGTAAGCATACTCATCATACCCTTTAGTTGATCCATTAACAATCGTACCTTTTAAAGATATGTATTGATGGTAGTGTCCTAGTATCACGTAATCAATAGTTTTGTTTTGATTATTATACTCTTGCTTAATCTTCTGAACGCCCCTAGCTATAGGACCAAGCATACCTACTATACCAGAACCACCTGCAACGCCTAATCTGTCTCCATGTGTTAACAAATAACTAACACCGTATATCTTGTAGACCGTGTCAAACCCTGTTGGTATTTGGAATTGTATACGTTTGTCATTTTTAAAATGCCTTGCTAACAAATTATAAAGCATCCAATCATAGTTAGTTTTCGCGGCTTGTTTGTGGCGGTATTGCTTGTAAGTTCTAGAGTGATTACCAAATGTACATGGAACAAACACATTACCAAACACATCTGCAAATTTCTCAAGACCCCATGTCAAGTGATCTAATAAATCTAGCACGTGTTCTATATTAGTGCCGTCATTATTTTCCGCTAACTCGTCATGTATATCTCCAGATATCATGTCACCACCTAGAGGTACCACAATCCCAGGATACTTAGGATTCACCATATGATTAGTACATAAGTCAATTGTAGTTTCGATTACATTTTTAAATCTTTTCAAGGCTATGTTTCTATCATACTTATTAATACCATTGACAGCTTGTTCATCCACAACTTCACCCCAGTGAAAGTCCGATAGGAAAATAGTAGGAACTCCAGGTGCCCCCTTCGCAGGCGTGGATTTAGTTAACCATTTAGGTGGTTTGACTACATGCTTTTCTGCTTTGATTAGGCTGTCCTTAAGTCTTTGATGAGAGATATTATCTTTCGCGAGAGCTTCTATTTTCTTTTTAAGTTCCCTAACTTCTGCATCGTGCTCGAAATCTTTCTCAATCAATGCCGCTTCTGCATCAGGGGGCACGATAGTCGGTTTAACCCCTTGTAATTTAGCCGCTTCTATTCTTTCTATTAACGTAGTGCGGGGTATTCCTAGGGATCTAGAGGCTGCCGCTTTATTGCCTTTATTTTTAATGACCGCATTTAACGTATCAATTAAAGTATTTTTGTTTGTTGTTCTTGCCATGTTTTTCTCCTGTAGATTGGGGATATTACCACGTTTTTTACCCCTTGTCAACAACTTTCTCTAGTGGTATAATACTTGTTATGGAAAAAATTACAGATGAGATAATACTAGCTGTTCCTACTGTTAAAGTTGGTGGAGATGCAGTTGTAGTTGAAGAAGAATCAGACGATTCTGAGTAACCCCAAAACAAAAAGGAAAACAAATGAGTAAATATTATAATCCAAGAATAGGAGCTCCAGCTAAAAAGAAAGCCAACGTTTCTAAATCAAATGCACCAGGAGGCACACCTAAGTCTCCAAATAAAACTGGTAAGACAGGTACTAAAGCAGGACCTCCATTAGGAAAAACATCTCCTAAGAGTGAGATAAAAAAGAATCCAAATTCAGCCCCACAAAAATCTAAAGGTGGAAGTAAATCTGAAATAGTAAAGAAAGATTCAAAAACTTTTCCAAAGAAAAAAACTCCTAGCTCTAAAGGTCCTCCATCTTTACAAGCACCAAAGAAAAAAGAATCTCCTAAAGCTGGCAAAAAAGATAAGAACTATAATGTCGGAGTATCTAAAGGTGGCGTATCTTTCGGAGAAGCTTTTAGACACTTCAGAAATGAAGGTGCTAAAGAATTTACTTGGAATGGTAAAAAGTATCATACTAAAACTAAGGAGGAAATGTAATGCCACAAGGACCAGGAACATACGGAAGTAAAAAGGGCAGACCACCAAAGAAGAATATGATGAAGACAATGGCTAAGGCAGGTTTAACTGCTGGACAAAAGAAATTACCAGAGGCTCTTCAGAAAAAAATAATGAAGGCTAAGAAAAAGAAAACCTAATGCCTATAGCTAGGGCTGGTTTGTATCAGCAAACAAAGAATGGTACAAAAAAGAAACCCAAGAAGAAAAAGTTTTCTACTCCTGGATCTAGAGCTAGAGCTAAAGCTGATAGGATAAAGAAAGCTATTCTATCTCAACGAAGAGGAGAGGGTGGTCCTAAACAAAAAGTTGTAATGAGAGGATTTGTAAAGGCTTTATATGACAAGTTCAAAGACTAAAAAATCTACTGTAAACAAAGCAGGTAACTATACTAAACCTACGATGCGTAAGGCTTTATTCAATAGGATTAAAGCTGGAGGAAAAGGTGGTGCCCCTGGACAATGGTCAGCAAGAAAAGCACAAATGTTAGCCAAACAATATAAGGCTAAGGGTGGTGGCTATAAGTCATGACATTTATAAAAAGTATAAATGGCTGATCCTAAAGTAGGTACAGGTAAGAAACCTAAGGGATCAGGAAGAAGACTATACACAGATGAGAATCCGAAAGACACTGTTAGTATCAAGTTTGCTACTCCGACTGACGCAAAAAAGACGGTTGCAAAAGTACGGAAGATTAAGAAACCGTTTGCAAGAAAAGTTCAAATCCTTACTGTTGGAGAACAAAGGGCTAAAGTTATGGGTAAAAACAAAGTTGCTAACATTTTTAAAAAAGGAAAGACAAGCATAAGGAAAAGTCATGGCGCTAAAAAAATCACAAAGAAGTCTTAAGTCATGGACTAAACAGAAGTGGCGAACTAAATCTGGCAAGCCTTCTACTCAAGGACCTAAAGCTACAGGTGAAAGATACTTACCTTCATCTGCTATAAAAAATTTATCATCAAGTGAGTATGCAGCAACTACTGCTGCAAAGAGAAAAGGCAAAGCCCAAGGTAAACAGTTTGTGGCTCAACCTAAAAACATAAAAAAGAAAACTAAAAAATTTAGAAAGGTATCTTAATGTTTAATTTATTAATAGGTCCGCTAACATCTTTACTAGGAGATACAGTCAAAGGATTTGTCGAGACTAAAAAAGCTAAAGCAGATCTAGCTTTGACAGAAATTAAAGCGCAGAAAAGTTTAAAGGAGCAACAGATTGCAGGTAAAATATCTTGGGAAGCTTCAGCTGTAGATCAGATGAAAGGCTCGTGGAAAGACGAGGTAATTTTATTATGCCTGTTAGTTCCTGCGGTACTAGTATTTATTCCTGGATGGACACCCCACATTAAAGCAGGATTTGAAGCACTACATTCATTACCTGATTACTACAAACATTTATTATACATAGCCTGTTCAGCCAGCTTTGGTATCAAAGGAGCTAAAGGTGCTATGGGATTACTAACAAAAAAGAAATAGGAGAATATATAAATGCAAAAAAATTTAGAGGAGAGAGTAAAGGAACATGAGGGCTTTAGGAGTTCCGTATATTTAGATTCACTTGGCAAAGCCACTATAGGCTGGGGCCATTTGATAACTAAGGAGGACAAATATGAAGAAGGTATTGAATACAGCGTGGAAGATCTTGAAGAAACCTTTCAACTGGATCTGGAAAACGCTCGTCAAGGGGCTATGCGCGTTGCTCAAAGCAATGATATCGATCTTGACGATCACGAAAGTATCGTTAGAGAAGTTCTTATAGAAATGGTATTCCAACTTGGCGAAAGTGGAGTTGGTAAATTTAAAAAATTCTTAAGTAACTTGTCTCAAAGGAAGTACGAAATTGCATCTGATGAAATGCTAGACTCTCGTTGGGCTATGCAGACACCGCACCGTGCAGAAAAACTATCTTATATTATTAGAGTGTTAGCACATTAGTGGCGTTCTTAGTAGCTAATGTTCCGCCAACTGAAGTCCTTGTTAAAAAGGAGTATCTCTATGATTTTGAGAGGGGGCACGGTGAGTATGAACCAGGTATATGGATTACTGCCAAATCAATCCAAGGGCGTGCGTTATACTTTGAGACCTATCTCTACGAAACGGGCGCTCTCTACGATAAACTCCCTATATCGGCATTCGTCTGGAAAGAAACGCAAGAACAGATGGAGCTCGAGGATCTAGAGCTTTGGGATTGTTTTAGCTACCACATCTCAGTTATACAAAAGGTGAGTGTTGGGTCGGGGAAATGTAAATACAAGGCTCCAAACGGGAATTTTTATTATGGGGAGTATTTATATACTATAGATAGTTGTCATCCTGAATATAACATACCAGATATTGGGTATTCTGAAGTACCTACACAACATAAGTCTTTCAATATTATACAATTAGACAACGGACACTTTGCGGCTCAGCCTAATAACAGGGTTATATTTTATGATAAGTCTTTATCCCCAAAGAAGATGAGGTTCCCAGACTATAAGGTATCTACTATTGAATATGGTGTTGAGAATAAATCTAAGTATACTGCAGGGGATGATAATAATTTCTTTTATGAGTTCTCAGAACAGGACTAGGTAGTTTACACTACCCAGTTCGTCTGATTTATTCCTAGTACTTTATATAGTTACGAGGAAAAGATTTGTTGCTTTTGTAATAAGACAAAGCCCACTGCCAATCTTCTTTATATTCTGTCTTGGCAAAGTCTTCTAGACTTTCTTCATTCTGTTCTGATACAGAACTACCAAACATATTTACAAGCGAGTTGATAGAGTTTTTTGTTATTCCAAAAACTGTGTTCTTCATGTTTTCCATAGGTTCTCCCGTTTAGATATTTCAGCTAAGGCTCTCCAATAGTCCTTATCTTTGATAGGGAGTTTATCAAATTTGTTACGTTTAGTCAATTGAAAATCAGTGAATGACAGGTATAGCGTTTTTGCAAGGCTATCGTAAGGGGTAGAGTGTGGGTATTGATATTGATTCATTTGTTCTCCTATAATAAAAAAAGGGCAGACTTTTCAATCTGCCCTTCACTCGGTGTGGAAGTTGAGTATCCCCAAACTTTCCTTAAATATTCCATCTAAGGCTCGAAAGGTTCTTTGTGCCCCCCACTAAACTTAATATAATTATAACACATTATTTTAATAAAGTCAATACTAGAATGCATCAGACCAGTCACCTTGTACTGCACCTTTAGCATATTCAGTAGACCTAGTCTCAAAGAAATTCTCGTGTGCTTGTCCATTAACTATATAGTCTACCCAATCTAATGGGTTTTCTTTTACACCATAATTAGGTTTCAGTCCTAGCTGTAACAGTCTTCTGTCTGCCATATAGTGAATATACTTTTTAACATCATCAGCAGTGAGTCCTTCAACAGGACCTTGAGCAAATGCTAAGTCTATAAACTTCTCTTCGAGGTTTACCATATCCCTACATATATCGTACAATGACTTCTTGAACTCATCATTCCAAAGTTCGGGCTGCTCATCTAGTATAGTATGAAATAACTTAATCATGTTTTCAACGTGATGATTCTCATCTCTAATAGACCATGCAACAATCTGCCCCATGCCTTTCATCTTACCAAACCTTTGAAAGTTTAATAACATAATGAATGAGCCAAACAATTGTAAGCCTTCTCCGAACGCAGAGAACACAGCCATATCTCTAATAGCTTTTTGATTTTCCGTGCCCCCTTTACTTTCCCAAAGATAGTTATGCTTGTCTGCCATCTCTTTATATTCTTGGAAAGCTTTGTACTCTCTATCGTCCATACCTATAGTATCATTCAATAAAGAATAACTGTGCGCATGGTTAGCTTCTGATGTAGCAATAGCAGATAACATCATACGCACCTCTGGTTTTTTAAACATTGGCATATACACATCCATATAGGCTTGTGCAATGTCTACATCTCCCTGTGTAAAAAATGTTAGAATTTGTTTTACTAAATTCTTTTCCGCATCATTCATCTTAGAGTTCCAATCATTTACATCTTCATGTAGCGGTACTTCACTGGGTAACCAGTGCATCTTTTGTTGTTGATCGTAAGCTTCAAACGCCCACGGATATTCAAACGGTTTATAATATTCTCTTCCTTCAAATACTGACATCTATTCTCCTATGCTTCGCAAGAGACACAAGTCTCTTCTTCTTGTTGTTTATAATCAGGTCTCACTGTTCGTTCTATTTTAGTAGTCAAGTTCTCGACCTTTTTTAAAGCTTGACTTCTTAAGTAATACAAAGTTTTAACTTTATTTTTCCATGCTTTATAGTGTACTAAATGTAACTCTCTAGAGTTTACATCAGGTGGTAAAAATATATTAAGACTTTGTGATTGACAAATGTACTTCTGTCTATCGCCTGCCAATTCAATCAATCTGTTTTGATCTATCTCAATAGCAGTCTTGAATACTTCTTTGTCTTCGTCTGATAAGAAATCAAAGTGTTGTACACTACCACCATTAGTAGTAATAGATTTCCAAACCTCTTTGTTATTCCTATTAAGTTCTATCAACCTTCTCTCTAAGTACTTGTTACGTATTTCAAATGTACCTGTCAAAGTCTTTTGAGAAAAAGCGTTTGCTCGCATGGGTTCTATTGACGGAGACGTACCCCCACAGATAATAGAAGATGAAGCATTAGGTGCAATAGCTATCACATGGGAGTGTCTTTTGCCTGTACCTTCCATATCTGAAGGGGAACCTCTCTCAGTTCCCAACTTATAGTTTACGAGTTGAGCTTGTTTGTTTATATGTTTAAAGATATCTTCATTAATAGATTTAGAGATAGGACTATCAATAGGTAAGGATCTCTTTTGAAAGTAGGTATGTAAACCCATTGTTCCTAACCCTATTGCGCGTTCATGTCTTGCACTATTAACTGCTTTCCACATATACTGCGGAGCATTATTAATAAAAGATTCTAGCACGTTATCAAGCATGCGAATTAAATCTTCAATGAATAACGGCTCGTTTTTCCATTCATCATAGTACTCTAAGTTCGTAGAAGATAAACAACATACTGCAGTTCTATCTATTGAAGTAGGTAATGTAATCTCTGAACATAAATTAGAGTGATTAAACTTTAAACCTAAGTCTTTTTGAGACTGAGGTAAAGCATTGTTAACTGTATCAACAAAAGAAATATAAGGTTCTCCTGTAGCTATTCTTGTTTCAAGAAGTTTAATCCATAAAGTTCTAGCGTCTAAAGTTTTTATAATTTGTTGAGTATGAGGATCAATTAAATCCCAAGGCTTGCCATCACCTACTGCTTCCATAAAAGCATCAGATATGTTTACACCGTGATGTAAGTTTAAGTTTTTCCTATGGATGTCACCGCCAGTTGGTTTGCGCATTTCAATAAACTCAACAATCTCTGGATGAGATATGTCCATGTAAGCCGCATAGCTACCACGTCTTGTTGCACCTTGATGAAACGCAGTCATCTGTGAATCAACCACGTGCATGAAAGGTATTACTCCTGTAGTTTTATTACCAATACTAGTAGCCATACCTTGTGATCTAACATCACCCCAGTATCCACCAATACCACCGCCCATACTAGACAACCAAATGTTTTCAGTATAGTGATCTGCTAAACCTTCTCTAGAATCGTCTACGTAATTTAAGAAACAAGATATAGGTAGCCCCCTTGTAGTTCCACCATTAGAAAGTATAGGGGTAGCAAACATAAACCATAGCTTACTCGAGTAGTCGTATAACCTTTGAGCATGTGCTTCATTATCAGCAAAAGCCATTGATGCTCTAGCGAAAGCGTCTTGTGGACTTGCTTCTGTAGGTAACATGTACCTGTCTTTTAGTATCATTTTACCTGCTGTTGTCAAGAGGTTATCACGCGAGTAGTCTATATTTATCTTCATTGTTTCTCCTTTAAGATTGTATTGTTTGTAGAGGGTCGAACTTTGCATTGTATCATATTACCTTAAACATGTTCAAGTGCTTTAGGGAAAACAACTCCATCTTTTACTTCGATGTAGCCAGAGTCTTCCATAGCTTTGACTGTTTGCTCCAATTCGCCAGGGTTAGGTATTTTACGTAGCAACTCCCTCTTAAATTTCTTTAGATGTACGTATTTATTTCCGTTATTTTCCATAGTATTCTTAAACCATGTACCCATATCTTGGGCTATCTTACCTGTTCTACCCATACCAAATCCTGCCAATGCTTTAGGCATATGTTCTTCTACTTCAAACATTAAGTCTTTAGTACGTTGCCAATGATCCCAAGTAATAATCCTACTACTACTATTAGAAGCTGATATTGACAAGGCTATCTTAATGAAGTGAGATACTCTACGCTGAGAATACTCAGATAGGTTAGGGTCGGTAGGCTCAGGCGGTAAGCCTGCTTCTATATCTGAATTGATTTTATCAAAAGCTTTAGGGTCAAAATGCGCAGGACCATACATCTTAGATATTTGAGATAAGTCTTCTCTCAAGTTCATTATAGTTTGATCATCAATTCTTTTTTGTAAAAGAGATTGAGGAATTTTTGGACCATCATAAAACACAGGTATGATTCTTGATAACAAACCTTGAGACCTCGCATCTTCAGGTAGGTTGTCTACAAATTGTTCAGGGGTAGCACAAGCTATCCAATTTAAACAAGGACCTTTAATAATATATTCTCCTGATGTTTTTGTTTTATGGGAGTACTCTTCTTTACTATCCCACATATCTGTTAGGAACATCTGTAAATATCTCTCGTGTCTAGATAAGAATGTACCTAACTCAGATGTAACTAAAGTAAGAGAGCCATCATGAAACTCATCACTTGGTGTTGACAATCTCATATCCCAACGAGAAGACTTACACATATCTACTGCAAGTTTCTCAGGAGTAATCCTATCTTGTATACAATACAAAGGGTACTCTCTCATACCGTACTGATCTAATCCAGAATTAAATTGCTCATGGTCTGGTTGAGATCCAGGTGGTGTAGTTAACTTACTAAATATCTTACTATATGGTAGAACAAGACTAACTGATTTGTTACGCCCAGGTCCAGCTATCATGACAACGAATATATTAGATCGTATATCGTAGTTCGCCATTGGAAACCAGACGCGTCTCCCGATAGCACCAGCTACTGAAGAAAGCGCAGACCATCTCCTAAATATTTTAGGAATAGGACTATCAGCACTCGCTTCAACACAAGCATCTATGTAATCTTTATATATTCTAGACATGTTTCTCCCATACTGTTAAATCTTTCCACGTGTTACCAACCTCGGCAACTGATGGAATAATAAGTTCTCTATCACCAACCTTGATAGGGTTAGTCATACAATTAATAATCTCAGGCATAAGTTCATCAACTCTATCCGTTGGCACTTGTCCTAGAATAGCGTCATGAACTTGCCCAAGTACTTGTACCCCTCTACCTTCGAGTTCATTCCACACACGATAAAGACCCATGTTCAATAGATCTCCTATGGTAGATTGGGGTACGTAGGCAATAGCCTCACGCAAAGTAGAGGCATCACTGAGTCTTCCCCAGAATTGTCTGCGCCTACCTAGTGGTGTCACTAGTGCCCCCTCCTGTTCTAACTGTTTATGCACATCCGAGTGCCACTTTTGTATACCAGGAAATGCTCCCTGAATACGCAAGTACTTTACTTTATCTCCAAACTCAACCCCATAGGAGGCTAGTTCATCAAAGCCTCCCTTGGGATCTTGCTTGTGCCAACGTGCTACAGAATCGACAGGTATAACTCCGCCATAATATAACAGTTGGAATCTCGTAGCGTGTGATATCTTAATCTGCAAATGTCTACCTAGTGAGGTAGCTGAAAGACCATAGTTGGTGCCATGCCCTGCTCTCTTACATATATCCCTATAACTAAAATGTAGGTAAAAAGGTTTGTCAGCTAAGGCACGCTCTTGTTTCGCGTCTCCACTCCAACCCATATTAGGCCACACCATTTTAACAACTGTAGTATGAAGGTCACCACTCTCACATGCATTGATGTACCCTTCATCGCCAGTAATATATGCAACCACGCGTGACTCTGCTTGTTCAAGGTCTGCATAAAACATAGTCATACCTGGATCAGGTACGAAAATTGAACGTAAGTCTTTCGTGATGTTTTGTAGATTAGTACCAGTACCCCAAGGCGATTCCGATGATGACCATCTTCCTGTCTCAGTTCCTGCTACGTTATATGAACAACGTATACGATTGTCTTTATCTTTAGTAGTATCTAATACGTTGAGTTGTTTATCAATGTCACGTAGTGCCATGATAGTATTACAGAATGGTCTTGCTCTAGGATATTCTTTACGTAAATGTTCTAGTGCTTCTCTATCTGTAGAAACTTTTTGCTTACCTTTCTTGTAAGAAATAACTGGAGGTAAAGTTAGTGACTTATAAAATAAGTCTTGTAATTGTTTTGGTGATGCGTGATTTAGATCTTTATCTACTACAGCATTAGAAAATAAATTAAGCATGCGCTCTAACTTTAATCTCTTATCTTTAAGAGGGGCACGCATATTTTTAACCTTATCATTGTCCACTAGCAAACCACGTTGCATCATTTCCATCGCAGGTTTTAAACTGTCTAGTTCAAACTGATAAGTTTTAGTAGTCTCTTCGTCTAATTCTTTTTTAATCTTCTGCCAAATCTCTAGAGTAACAGCACAGTCTAGCGCACAGTATGTCCAAAGAGTTTGTTCGGAATCAAGTTCTATATTTTGAATGTCTACATTCTTGATTATTTTTGCCATTGCTTTTTTCTCCCATATTAGTCTTCGTCTAAATCGTAATCTCTTTCTATAATCATATCAATATAATGTTTAGCTTTGAGTAAATCTTCTTTGCCTCCCTTCCTAGTATGCCTACAAATATACTTGATAGCATTACCCTCAGCGAACAGCATCTTATTCTCATTAACAAATACTGATGGTTGTATTTCAAACTCTTTATAATGATATCCGCCTACTTGCGTAGCATAAGCTGATGTTGTTTTATTGTTTGTATAACTCATTCTCTCCACCTACTATATTAAATATTTCATCTCTCACTTCTTTAGGATTTAGTTCTGCATACTCACACACAACACTAAAGTCCTCTGATTTTCCGCGCAACCAAATCTTTGCTTTCTCTTTGTTTGCTTGAAATTCTCTTGCATTATTCACAGTCATAAAATCTATTAACGCTTGGTCTATGACAGCCCTCCACAGCCGTACTTCCTTTTCAATAGTTACTAAATCATTTGGTATTGGTAACTCCGAAAAGTACGGAGCTCGTTTCATTTATTATAATCATTCTTTCCTGGTGCTCTTTGAGAACTTAGCCATAGTTTTCCAAGCACCCTCATTAGTATAGATCGAACCTAAGTAGCCCAATCCTTTTTGTTGTTCTGGTTGTAGCGAATGTTGTGCGTGCATTGTATCATGCACTACACCTGATACTAGTATATTCTTTTTATATCGTAACCAAGATACATCATACGTTTGATTCTGTGCTACCTTAGTTATCTTATCGTTCTCTAGTATTTTCTTTATCCATTGCCATGCCTGTACCTCTTCATCATAAGAAGTCCAATAGTTCTTCAGGTCTTTTCTTCCATCGTAAAATGGAACTACGAGAGCAACACTATCACTAGGAGCAAACCCAATGCAAGTAATGTCACCTGATGCGGTCTCGATGTCGAAACTAAGAGGTACGTCTTCATTGTCCTCTCGTATATATTTTTCTTCAAAGTCTTGAAGGTCTTTAATAGTTGGTTCAATCCATAACTCTCTTTCTACTATTTTAGTTTCTTTAGTTTCTGATTCCAGTAATGCTTTCTTTATATCGGCAAGCACTATCGGTCTGAAATCGTAGTTTCTAACTATGGCACTAGGACTATACGTGGCAAGAACTTTTGTTTCCTCACTTAAAGTTTTAGAATTTAAGATTGTTCCCCTGTAAGTTCCAACTTTGTCTAGTCCTGTCAGCGCCCATAATGCCAAGCTACCCATAGCAATAATGATATTAGGTTTCACAGCATTAAGCTCGTTTGCTAATCTCTCTATGTCTGATTCCTTTTCTTCCTTCAGATAACCAAACCCACTCAAAGAATATTTACTACGCCAGTCTGTTGTCTTACATAATGCTTTGTACTGTGCACGATTATGAAAGAAGTATGCTGGGTTTTCTTGAGCAGGCTTAGTAGAGATTGCGTATGTCAGCAAGCAGTTCTCCACACCTATGTCTAATATCTCGACTAGCTGGTTGAACATTCTACCAGCAGAACCTGTCATAATTTTGCCAAGTCTAGCCTCATCGTTAGTAGGAAAGTCAAAGACAAAAGCAACATTACATTGCAGATCGTTCTTTGGTTTCTGAGATGGAACTGGTTTAAGAACTGCGTGCTGTGTCATGATTAGTTACTCAGTATTCTTTTTACTGAGGCTTGTAAGATATCTTTATTCTTACCAACCATCTCATGTTTGACAACTCCTTTGAAGGATTTGCCTATTGCCATTTCTAGCAATTCACTATAAGGTAAGTCATCTACATGACCTAACTCAATCCCTGATGTAAGGAAAGACTTAAGACCCGTTGCAGGGTTCTTAACCTTCAGTGCATTCGGAGTTGCCCAAAACTCCATACGTGTCGGCTCTGCATTAGGCAGATCAGAATCCTTAAGATCCGATTCTAAAATACCTGTAGCTTTGACATTCACTTTTACAAGTGGTGTCTGGTTCTCCCCTACCACATCCGCTCTATAGCTAGTGATAGTGAAGTCATAACTACCCTCAGGTAATACAACTGATTCAGGTGTCTCCTGGGGTGTCATGTTTAGAAAGTCAGCAATGTTTGACATTATTTGTCTCCTTTCGGTTTGCTTGTTTCAAGTTTACTTTTCGCATTTGATTGTATGGAAGTAAACAACTTGTTCAAGTCTAGTTCCATGTTAGATTCAATCAAGCTAGGCGCAGTTACTTTGAGATCCATCTTGTTATCAGATACTGTTCTCAGAGAACGTTCATTGCCTTTGCTTGTTGTCTTACTATCAATACGACATACGCAGTTAAAGTATCTACCTATCTTAGTAGATAGCTTTGAGCCTACGGAAGTAGGATATGCTTTCGCAATTCCTAACTCACCTTCCATGTACTGAATATGTGAAGTAACTACCACGTTACATTTCACCTCGTCTCCTGTAATATATTGAAGAATATTTTGTACATCTCTAGCGGCAGTTCCCCATTCAGGTTGGGTTGGTTGCTCGGTAGGTTTCTTATTGTTGAAGACAAGAGCACCCCTTAGTGCCGCTTCGCCCATCAACGTTAGAGAATCGATAACTAAAACAGTATCGTCTCCCCATTCTTTCACAGAACCTAAGTTCTCTTCTCCGTCTTTCCAAGTTGACAACAACTGTGCCCCTCTTCTAAACGCAGTAGCTTGTCCTAGTGAATCTCTTAATGTAACATATGATACCCTAGATACTGCTTCAGGTGTTAAGTATTCTGGTAGAATATCTAAGCCGTCATCATAATCTAGGATACGTAGTTTTTTACCTGCGTTAGCTAAACTCGCCAGGGCAGATGTCTTACCACTACCACTATCTCCTACGAGTAGTAGCTTGGTAACACTTGTTGATTTATGTTTACTAATGTTTGCCATTACGGTCTCCTATTTAAGTTGTAAGTATATACTAAATAAATTAATTGTCAAGAAAATATTTATTAAGCAACTCAATTTGTTCTTCATACTTACCCATTGCATTAAGTTCTTTCTCTATACTTTCTAGTATATCAGTGTGCTCACCAACACCGACAGCACTATCCATGTAAATTAATACATTTGCTTTGTGCTTTGCAATCTGTCCTTCAGCATGTTTCAACATTGCGTCAATCATTATTAGTTTCATTGTTTCCCCCCTTCTACCACTTCAAGTACTGTTGGTTTTGTTTCTTCTAAATCTGCGTGAAGTTCTTGTCTGAAATCTTCTTTAAAGAACATCTCTCTTTGATTACCTGCATGTGAACAAGTCTCTCTAAATTTGCAACCACCATAATTATTACACGCAGTAAAATCTGCGGGGTAGTAGCCAGAGTTAGCATATACATCTGATATATCAAGGTGATGAATCGTATCATCATACCACTCGTCAAGTAATTCTTTTTGTACATTGAATACTTGTCTAGCAAACCTTGTAAAGTTAACACCTGTTTGTACTCCGTCAATGATAGCACCATCAACAGGCAACTTAAGTACTTCACGACATGCCCATATGTATGCGAAGATCTGATTGTTTGGCATGAAGCCTTTGAAATAATAATCAGACAACGCAGTCTTTGTAGTTTTAAAATCTACAATATATAATCTATCATCTATCGTAACTATCTTATCAATTCGTCCACTAAATCTATGACCTCTCTCGCCAATAGGTACTTCGAATCTCTGCTCAAGAGCAGGCGTTCCGTCAGGCATAGTAGCTAACTTAAGATTATCATCCCAGTATTCTTCGGCTCTCCACACTACAGCACGTAGTGCAGATTCTAATCCTCGTGCTTTATCATCAGAGTTTTTTAGATCCTCGCCAAAATTTTCGAGCACAAATTTAATAGCACGTTGTAGTGCTTCGTCTTTAGATTTGCCTTCGAACTTTGCAATCTCCATCTGCTCAAAGCCTTCGTGAACGGCTGAACCAAATCCTGTGGCAGTACCATAGCTAGCATGTTTCCAACCATTTAGCACAGACCAATCATAATATCTAGGACATGCTAAAAAAGAACTTAAGCTAGATGTATCCCAAACCTTTTGGATGGGGGCACCTCTTTCATTCCACACGAACTTACGTAGTCTCTCTGGTAACTCACTCATTATTGTCTCCTTATTTTATTGATGGCAGTATAACATTAGGTCTATACTCCACATAGTTCTCAATCAAATCTGATGGAACACATTTCAACATCAGACCATCTATATCATTCAGTTCTTTTGATATACTTGCACGTGCTATCTCGCAATTATTAACATCAGGATATAAAAATTGTGATGCCATGTTGATACATTTCGTATCATCAACAGGACCTAAACATAAATATCCTATTAAAAATACTACTGTTTTCATGTCTCAGATAACAACAAGTCTAAAGGATTCTTGTCGAACTTTTTAGGCGCTGTCTTTGTAGCAGTACTCTTACTTATTCTCTTGCCACTAGCTTCTGCCTGTCTCACATTCTCTCTTGTTGCTTTTAAGTAAGCCACAATAGTTTTAATTCCCTCTTCATTCTCTGCTAATTCTAAGGGATCTGTCTCTAATAATTCTGTAGGAATCTCTAGAGTATCTTCTTCTTTTTCTTTAGTCATTAGTGTTTGGTCTCCTCACCGTAATGTTTGAAAGCATTTACAACTTCGCTCTCTGATTTGATAGCTTCTTTTTGCATCTCGTCTATCATTTGACCAGACGTAGATGTTGTATGTAGAACGTCAGCTAGTAAGCTAAGCATACCCATTGCTCCATACTTTAGGAAAGACAATCTCATGCCTACCTCCATCATGGCAGATACTAATACATCTGTTGAGTAGCGTTCACTTGCTTTTATAATTGCTGGTTTTAATTCTTCCACCGCTTTTTCAAATTCTAATCTATACTGTTCTTCTTCAATCATATCTCTTCTCCTGTATCTGAATCCTTGATAACCAAGTCTTCAATTCTGTCAAGGACATTAGAAATTTCCACACCCTCTTTGGTTGTATCTATGGACAGCATATCATACTTGTTATGATCAACATCATCTTTACCAGCCATCTGTTCACGATATGCTTTTATATATCGGTGCATCCTCATCTTTAAAGCGAAAGGATTGTCGCTTGGTATCGTTAGTTTAACGTCTTCTTTATCAACTGAATCAATATATTTACTTGCCTTTTCCAAAGCGTTTGAAATATCTATCTGTTGGAATAAATTGTAAGTCTTTGGATTGAACCCCATCTCCATGTACCTCCTGTAAATATTCGTAATCGTTTGAATCAAATCTAGGATCATCCATAAATTCGTTAACGTCCATCCTGTCGTCAAACAATTCGAGTGTCTCATCTAATAGGTGCTCATCACCTGTTTCGTATAGTCTTTTCTTTGTCATAATGTAGTCCTTTCTTATGTTATTAAATGATAAATAGCACTAAATAATAGTAGCGAGGGTATTCCAAACCAAGTCATTACTATTAAAAGCTTAGTAAATGCAATGCAAAATTCTTCAAAGTCTGTCAAGGATTACTCCATTCCATTACATTTCTTTTTATCTTTATGTTTTCTCTAGTCAAGAAGCTAGGTGCGTAAGGTATATCTTCCATGACATACATCTTAACAATCATTTGGGTTTTATTACTTAGGCGAACTAAGTTCTCTACCATTTTATATGATGCCCCTCTCTCCATTCTATCTATGTAATGATAGATAGCTTCGTTAGTTATTTTAAAAACCTCGCCTCTTATCTTATACTTAAATACATCAGCATTATCTTTACCTCTGTACACTATAGGATAAGCATTACTTAAATCTCCCATGTTAAAGTTTGAGTCTACAGTTATTGCAGTATCTATAAACTCTTGCGTCTTAAGAAGATCGTGTAGTCTTTCGTTTCTTTTTAGCGTTCCGTACACGAACAGGTATTCTTCCACTTTCTTTTCCTTCCCTTTCCATTTCAAACTTAATCCAATCACCTAGTCCACTATGACATAGCACTTCGGTTATAAAATTACCATATGAATTAACAATCGTTTCTTCTTCTTTTTCTTTCAAATGATATTGATAATAACCTACATGCAGTAGTTCATGCAGTACTACATTGATTGCGTCAGCACCCCCTAGTTCAATCATCTCTTTGTCTAGAAAGATTTGATAGGGAGGTTTAATTACAAACGTACCTTGAGCCTCACCAACTTCGTACATTAATTTGTGAGGTATACAAACTAACTCAACTTTAAATGCACCAACTCTTATGTACTTAGGTAGTTTCATAATATATTCTTATCACATTTTAGAACGAATGTCAACAAATTTATTATCTTCATCGTCTCTTATGTGTATATTATACCAGACCCATTTCATTTTAGTTAATGGTTTAGGTTTCTTGATATTTAATAGTCTATATATTAAGTTCTTTATCATTTAGCTCTGTCCTTTCTTACTGTCATTGTGTCGGGGTGTGTGGTATAACCAACCCATGTCACTGATCTCTTGCCTGTTAAATGCTTCGACAAATTGTCGGACATTATAATACTTAGGATTATATTCTGCTGTACCTACGCCACTGTCAAGGAATCTTTGTAGTTCTTCATCCGTCACAGTGTCGGAGGGATTCCAATAGGCTATATCCCATACTAAATCCTCACCCTTCATTGTGTATTCCTAACCATTGGAAGTATGCTTTGTGATCCTCTATCCTTTGTTGAGGAAATGCATCATAACATTTAGCCATACGTTCTACAATAAATGCTTCGGTTTCTTTACTAGATATATGCTTATCCATAAATTGATACACCCCTTTAGCGAAAGCTAGGTTGTGTCTATCTTCTATTTTAACTATCTTACTTTCTTTCTTTGTCATCTCTACCCTTTTCCTTCTTTACTTTTTCGCGTAATTCAAAAAGTCTTAATGCTTTGTTGACTGATAAGTTCCCATTAGCATTTAGTTTTTCTAGTGTACTAAACTCTGAGTGTTCTTTTGCGTTCATTGTGTATCTCTTTCTCAATGTACATATGAAGTATTTGTATTTCTACTTCTCTTTGTACGATTTGTTTATGCATATAAAGATATGCTCCACCATATCCTAAAGCACCCATGATTACCAGCATTAAAAATAATAATATATCTAATCCCATAGCACACCTGCCATTACGAGCACGATAGTTGAAGCTATCATTACTATTTCAATTACGTTCCCATCTGTATACATGTTATGTGTCCTCGCTTTCTTTTATTTCGGCTTCCTTATCTCCAAACATTTCTCTGTCTTTCTTTAGTTCAGCTACAAGTTTCTTTTCATATTCACTTAGGTTGTTATCGTCTTGTTCTTCTAATTCCATAAGCCATGCTTTAACTTTGCCCATGTTCTTCCTCACTTTCTTCAAATAAATCTATGACATCATTCCTAAAACCATGATAGGCGTTAATGTGATCTTGATCTGCAGGATTATAATCAAAGTGTTTGATAACTAATTTAAATAGTTCATCATCTATTTTCATAAATTCTTTGTCAGTCATTTACTTCCTCACTTTCCTGTGTTAATTGTTCTAACTTCTTGTTGAAGTATTCCGTTGCCTCGAACCAACCTTGTGCTATTAGTTCATCATCAGTTAGTTCATCTCGTTCTTTGTACCTATCAAGAGAATCAGATAGTTCTGAGTTCAATCTAATAAGTTCAGTCTTTAAATCGTTTATTATCATTTCCATATTATAATCCTTTCTGTGAATAATTCAATGACTTTTTTGTCGCACTAGTATAATACCGAGAGAACACCGAATGTCCTCGTATTACACCATAACCGAGTACCCCACCCCCACCCCTCTAATATACGATTTTAATTATATTATTTTTTTATTATATATAGATATATATAAAGGGTTAAGGTATGACATACCAGGAATGGGTGTTATTCGGGGTTTGTCGGTGATCTGTCGGTGTTATATTGTGAGTAAGGGGGTGTTGCAATTCATTTTGCCGTGCCCCCTCACTCGTGAGGTATTAGCCATGCTAATCTTTTAAGTTAATGGGATTGAATACATAGAGTCATCCCATTCAGTAGGGTATCGATTATCAGCTAGATGTTTTTCGTGGTCTTTAAATACAATGTTGAATTTATTTCTACCTAAACAGGCACTAAATAACTTCATTGATTTTGGTATACCTTTTGGCATATTGTGTGATCTAAATGCTACATCAAAAGGATTGAGTGTCGGTCCACTACTACTGAAGAAGGGTAATTTATCTCGCAGCTTAGGATATAGATTAGGATATGATTGCCATATGTTAGAACGTTTCATGAACCTTCTAAGTCTTGCGGAGGTTTTATCTTCCATTTCAGTTGCATCATAATCGTAATAAGATACTCGTGTACCCCTAGCTATTAGTATATACTCAGAAATATTTCTTCTGCTAACAGAACTAGCATTACCCAAGAGTTTTAATCGCTCAGTTAGATTCTGCCTAAGCTTATCAACAGAACTTCCGTCTTGTTCTATAACTTTATACCTATGTAATGAAGGGTATATAGCAGGTAGAATTTTGGCGATGCTCCAATTTATATTTTTCATATATAGCGAATCGTTTTCGTATTCATGATACAAAGCTGTACGTACATTGATATTATCATTAGCAATTATGTGACTAGGTAGTTGTCTAGCTTCTTGTACATTCATTAGAACCTTAGACTTACTTCCTTTGCGTGATACTTCAATGAAGTTATCGCCTGTGAATAATGATACACCAAACAGTGTATCATTACCTATCTTATTCATATGGTATACAGATTTAGTCATTATTTATTACCTTTCTTTGTTGATTTGTATTTAACCTGAGTGAGTTCATGTACAGAATCATACAATTCTTCTTCATCAGCGTAGCATAAGTCATGCAATAGTTCTGCCGTACCTGAGGGATTCATTTGTACAATCTGATTTATCTCATCACTTGTAGCACCATAGATATCACATAGGTTATACAGTTCACCATCTCTACACATATCCCATTTCTTACTTAGGGGTACGTGTTCTTCTTTGTCGTAGTCATAGTTATCTACGAATGAGTGACCTAAATCCCAATTATCATAGTAATCACTTTTGAGTCTGTGATTAGTACCATAGGTGGTGTATGTTAGCTTAGGTTTATTACTTCCCAATGTATCTGTTATAGGATCGTAATCCATACCCATACCTCTTGATAGAGAGTACGTATTGGATAGCCACATATCATTCTCTAGTGTTTCACCCTCATCTTCGTTGATGATTGTGAATTGCTTTGTCTTACTGTCTAGAAACAATAGCTTATCACTACCAATACTTTCAGCAATCATTTCTTGCCATTCAGTATTGTATAACAATTCAGGATTGTTAGCTAACATTGGACGTAGTACATACTTAACGTATTGATGAGTATCGGATTTGTCTTTGTCGATCATAGGCGTTGGTAATGCAGGTCCGTTATGCATCATGAAAACATCACGCCCATGCTCTTCAGCATTTAGTACACTAAATGGGTGACAGTTTCCTTTGTTGCTACTACCAGCAGTAGTGAATCTCCAATGTAATCCCATTGGAATCTTCATGTCTTTGTACTCATCAAATAGCTTGACGATATCGTCAGCAGTCTTAGGTACAATCTTTCTTGTTTGTATTCTACCTTTACGTAGAAACATGATACCAAATCCGTCAGAATTATTCTGATAAGCTGATTTGATTAGGTTTTCTTTGACTTCGGATGAGTCATTTGTTTTAACTATTAAGCACATTCGTTTACCTCACTTTCGTTAATAGTATTTATTCTAGCTTTGCTTTTAACGTAATCGTTTTTAACAAGCCACTTATATAGGTAGGGATATATTGCTCTGTTGCTTTGCAATCCTACCCAGTCTACAAAGTTTTCGTATGTCAGATTAGACACAGATGTAGTATCTATATCGTAAGCTGATTGTTTTGCAAATCTTACCAAAGCATGTACAAATTCTAGGTTTCTAAATATACCAAACTTCTTGAGGTTGCCTCTGAATATTCGGAACTCAATGGTACTAGCTTTGCCTAGATTTAAAGCTTCATACTTATCGCTTCTTTGCAATCCATTCTTAATATGTTTATCAGATTGTCTTGCCCATTGGCTAGATGATCTACCTGCGATCTTGTGAACGAACTCTCTATTGTGTTTGCTATTGATGAACACTAATAGTTTACCAATATCTAAAGGTGTCACAAACTTTCTGCCTACGTGGATATGTGTACCACATGTTTCAGTATGCCATGATTTGATACGCCCTGTAAAGTCTTTCTTACTCTCACAGAATTTTGACCAATAGTATTTCTGTGCTTTTAAGGTAGCTGGTGCAGTCACAATCTCACCACCATTACGAAGCGATCCGTCATACTTTACCAAAGCGAAGTCTCGCATTGTACTATGTATATCTGATACTACACCTCTAAGGCATATATCATTACGAGCTTCCCATTCACCCTCATATCCTAGTAGCATTTCGTCATCTGTATCACTTGGTAGACTTACCTTGTTAGGTAAAGTATCAAGCACATTGTAATCATAGGCGTATCTACCATAACTTTCTTCATCCTCATCATCATAGTATTCTTCATCATCATAAGGAAAATCATCTTCATGGTAATACATTCCGTCATCCTCATGATATCGGTATGATGCATCAAGACACCCACTGCAAACAAACCTGTCAAGATTTGCACCTTCAATATAGGTTGCCTCATCTTCATGCATATAGGTATCACAATCCATACACTGTCTGAGATCGTAGTCCGTACAACTTTCAGTGATAAGCTTGTATTTAAAAGGTATTATTCTTCTACTTCTTTTACCTTTTTCTACTATATATTCTTCATTAGACGGTGTATCGATTAGATTTATATATAGAAGTTTTGTTTCTTTAATTACTGTATCCATAAGGTTGAAGCAGTCTACTATATCATCATTGTTAAAATATTTTTCTATAGCATTTGAAGATGTATTGAGTATATTTGAATAACGCATAAACTTTAATACATCATAGTACGATTTACCTAATGTAAGACAAGAAGTATTTCGTAGAGTTTTTAGTAGTGTTTGTTTTGTTTCTGTCATGAATAATACCTCATTATTATTATTAAAAATATAGCTAGGATTGTAGCAAATACCGAAGTAATTACAAGTAGCCATTCTGTCGCATTAGAAATAAAGTTTTCTAAGTTAACCTTTTTGTTAAAGAGCATTATGCTCCCTCGTTCATAGTTGACGCTTGTACCTGTAAACATTCTTGATGATTTAAACTAGCATCAGCATATACTGTTATAAATCCTTGCTTCTTATACATAGCATTAAATCGTGAATAGGTTGCGGGGTAAGGCACTCCATTCCTATCTAAATAAGGGGTTTCTGTATTTAGATATTTTGATACGCTTTCGTAAGTAGCTTTTACATTTCCGAATACTTTAGGATAGTCAATAAAACTACCATATAATATATTAACAATTCTACTCATTTTATTTCTCTTTCTTCTATACTTTAGGTATAGAGCCAAATCCTATTTGAAAAGGAGGAAACTAGGATTTAGCTTTATATCTAATTAATTGTTTTATTATCGTATTCTTGTATTCGTTCCTCAATTCTATCA